CCATTATGCCTGGTAACATGTATATGTTCTTTTACGATGCTAAGTTAAAAGACAAATTACCTTACTGGGATATGTTTCCTTTGGTACTGCCTTTTAGAAAAGTACCGGGTGGGTTCTTTGGATTAAATTTGCATTATATACCTTACCCTGTCAGATTTAAATTACTTGCTGCGATGCATGATTTAGCTTACGATGCTAAGGTTACTGAAAATACAAGACTTCAGTTAAACTGGAGAATATTGAATGCTTCAACTAGATATGCACCAGTTAAGGCTTGTGTAAAACATTATCTTTTTGATCAGCTTCAATCTAGATTTTTAAAGGTACATTACCCTGATTGGGTTACTGCTTCACAATTACCTGTTGAGAGGTTTGTTGGAGCTAATAAAACAGAGGTCTGGAGAGATTCCAGAAAAAAATACTAATGGCAAAGTCTAATTTTAATTTAAGTCAGTTTATAGGTGCAGTTAGAGAAGATAGTCTGGCCAGAGTAAATAGGTTTGAGGTCTTTATTAATGCTCCAAGCTCCCTAACCAATAAAAATATTGCTAACTCAGGTGCTATAAGTTTGTATTGTGAGATGGCAAGTTTACCCCCTGTAAATATATCGACTAAGTCTTTTAAGATCTTTGGCCCTACCTATCAAAGACCGTTTAGCGCGGAGTACGGAGGCGAAGGTATTTCTATGACTTTTCACGTTGATAGGGATATGCAAGTTAAAAAATTCTTTGATAATTGGACTGCTAAGGTGGTGGATCCTGATTCAGGATTTGTAGGGTTTCAAGAAGATTATATTTCTTCAATTAGACTTAGGCAGTTAAATGAGCAAGATGATATTACATATGAATTAGAGCTGTATGAAGCATTTCCTCGAAGTGTAAATCTTTTAGAATTAAATAATTCTGCTCAAAATCAAACCCATCGGCTTAACGTACTATTTGCATACCGTTACTGGAAAGATGTAAGCCCGGAATTTCAAACTATGCCAATGGATATTCCTAGACAACGTTTGTTTCCTCAAGTACCGGTCGCTGATGTTAGAAATAGACAATTTAGTCCATTTACCGCACAACTTGAATTTGATACCCCGGGGTCTGATCTACCCATTTCAGCTTAATAATAGGAAAATATAATGGCTTTACCAAAATTAGAAACACCAACGTATGAATTGATTCTACCATCGACAGGTAATAAACTTAAATTTAGACCTTTCTTAGTTAAAGAACATAAGATTCTTTTAACTATGTCAGAAGCCGATAATAATGAGGTAGCAAGAATTATAAGAGAGTTAGTAGATGTATGTACGTTTAAAACTCTAAAGATAAAAGAATTACCGCATTTTGATATTGAATATATCTTTATGCATTTAAGAGCAAAGTCAATTAGCGAGACTGTTGAAGTCGTAGTTAATTGTGAATGTGGCGAAAAGATAGATGCTACTTTCAATATTGATCAACTAAAGGTAGTAAAACCTGAAGGTCATTCTAATAAGATTATGATTAATGATGAAATCGGTATTGAGTTGAAGTATCCAAATATCGATGATGTTGTAGATGTATTTGCTACTAAAGATAATCAGAAGGTAATAGATCTAATAATAAGCAGTATTAAAGCTATCTACAATCAAGAAGAGTATTGGGAGGCATCAGATCAATCGAAAGAAGAGTTAGAAGAATTTATTTTTTCTTTAACTAAAGAACAGTTTGATAAACTTGAACAGTTCTTTGTAACTTCTCCTAAGATTGTTCAGACTATTGAATGTGATTGTCCTAAGTGTGGAAAGCATAATGTTACCAAGCTTGAAGGATTACAAAATTTTTTCGTATAACCCTTTCCCAGGATAGTTTAGTTAATTATTTTACACTGAACTTTTCATTAATGCACCATCATAAGTACAGCTTGACTGAAATTGAAAATATGATGCCGTGGGAGAGGGAGATTTATGTTTCGTTATTGATAGATTTTATTAAACAAGAAAACGAGAAGTTGAAAATACTTAAACAAAATGCGAGGAATACATGACTAAAGAAAATAAAAAAGAAGAAAAAGTACAAAAGAAAGCAGATGAAGATTGGATGACCAAGAAATGGCGTCCAATGATGGCAATTATGTATATGACATGTTGTCTTATGGATTTTGCGATATTCCCAATTATGTTTACCATTGTTCAGTTCTGGGAAACAGCTATACAAAATGATGCATTTAGACAATGGGTTCCTATTACGTTACAGGGCGGTGGTTTGTTCCACGTTGCCATGGGTGCTGTGTTAGGAGTTTCAGCTTACGGTCGTACGCAAGAAAAGGTAGCAGGAGCATCCAATGTCTCAACTAGTTTCCAAGGAGGCGGAGTACCAACACCTAACCTATCTTCTTCAGTACCCTCATTCTCAGGCGGGGGATTTAACTCCCCACAACAATCCTCAGGCTTTGGACCTCAGAGCCAATCATACGGTTCATCCCAGTCCTATAATACTACAGAAACTGTAACTGAATTTAGCATGAGTCCTGCTCCTACATCGGCACCCGGTGGAAGAAGACCCGTTACTCCTAACTTCAACGTATAATGCAATCTCCAACAGCATCTGATCCTAGCTTTAAAGCGTTTCTGGAGAAACTTCAGGAACAGAATTCTCGTAGTTTTATTACTCAGCTTATTCAGCTTAAGGCGGAAAGAGAAATTGCTGGTGAAGATAATGATAAGAGAGAAGAGCAGCTGGATGAAGTAATTAAATCTCTTAATAATTTAAGGACTGCAGTTACAGGTATTAATATAGAAATTAATATTGAACCACTGGTTGATATCGGTGAAAATCAAACTAGACTATTAGAAGAATTATCAAGAGAAGCATCTCTAACTCGTAAACTTACTGAGGGTAGTGTCGAGTATGATAAGGAAGCAGCTCAGTATAGGAATACCAGCGGTCGTGATATTGAAAGTAAAGTTTCCGGTAAGACATCTAAGAGCGGTGGTTTTATAGATTTTGAAACTGCAAGAGATACCTTATCAGGTCAAGGTAAGAGGGTCAGGGAGGATAATGCCTTTGATTTAAAACCTATAAATTATACTCCTGGTAAGTAGTAGCATCTACTGTAAAGGGATCCGGAATACCGGTCTCTAAAACAGTGAAAGAAGAAGAGAATCAAGATCGTAGTTTATTAGATGCAATAAAAGACAGTATAAATTTTGTTTTAACTGATGGTTTATCTGAAAAAACTGGTTATGATATTTTTAAGACTCCATCGAAAGATGTAGCTAAAAAGGAAAGAGAAGCTAAAGTATCTAGCCCAAGACAAGAAAACCCAGAAGCAGATAATATTAATACTACAGGGGAAATACAGGCAGATGTAGCTAAAAGCGATCTTGAGTTATCTAAACAGATGTTAGATACAACAAGAGAGCAACTTACTGTACTAAAAGAAATAAGAGATGCTCTTGCGCCCACCACTCCTAAAGAATTAACTGAACAAAAAAGCTCGGCAACCCCAAGCAAAGAAAAAGAAGAGGATTCAACAGATTCTGGTACCCTTATACCAGATATAGATTTACCAGATCGCAGAAGACCTACTCGCAGAGCTCCACGTACAGGTACCCCTAAGCCTTCAAAGGTAGGTCTTGGATTAAAGATAGGAGGCGCACTTGCTATTGGAGCAGGCGCCTATACAGCTTATACTGGTATTTCAGAGGCCGAAGATAGTAAGCAGGCCAAGCTTGAAGAAGTTCAGGCTCAAGTAGATGCAGGTAGTATTAAACCAGAAGAGGCTGCAATACAAAGAAAAGAAATCGGCAATACAGCTACAGTAGATAAAAGTGGTGCGGTAGGAGAGGGCACAGGAATGGCTGCAGGTGCTATTGCAGGAGGTGTAGCTGGTGCAAAATTAGGAGCCACGGTAGGAACTTTTTTTGGACCAGGAATTGGAACTGCTGTAGGCGCTGGGGTCGGAGGACTTGCAGGAGGTGCTCTTGGTGCTTTTGCAGGATCAGGAGCCGGTAAATATGTAGGAGAAGCTGTTGGTGGGGGTATAAACACAGCTAAGAATTTCTTTGGGGGTGATAATAAGCAGCCTGCTAATATTACTCCATCTACAG